TTAAAACGCAAAATATTACAAAAGTTCTTAATGTAATGAAGCGTGATTATGCAAAAATGTTTACTGTATATCGTAAGTCTGGCCATATAATCAACATAAAACCTTAGTTCTTATATTTATATAAAAGGACTAATATGAGTACAGAATTCGAATTATTTAGTGGAACAAACTTTTCTGATTTAATGCGTGATGTATATCACAATTCAAAAAAGAAATCACGACAAATAGATACATTAATAAAAAGTTTAGAGCCAATGATTAAAAATGTAGGAGATGCTACAGTCATTGTGCCTTTAATTAAAGATTATTTAGAAGTGTCTGTTAAGAATGATGATGCACTAGTTAAATTAGCAGCAGTAGTTCAACGGTTAGTTTCTGCTTCTAATAAAGAAGATGACGGAAATGAATTTGGATTATCTGAAGAAGAACGTAAACGTTTATTAGAAGAAGCAGAAGCTGAAATAGAAAATATACAAGAAACAAATAAACCGGAGCAAAAAATAGATGTTATCTCCACTAAACTTTCAGATTTGTCAAGTAGTAGAGACTAATGATCCTACTCAATTTGATAAATACAAAGATAAAGATAAAGACCCAGAAGTAGATTTACCACCTAACTCCATACGTATAAGACTTCGTGGTAAAGAAACTAGTGGACCAGCTGAAGCGTGGGCAATACCGGCTGATCCAACACAACTTAATGTTCCTTTATATGGTGAACAGGTTTTAGTTTATTCTGCAATCGATGGTGAAGCTGAGGAGTTTAATAACTATCGATATTTTTATATGTGTTTGATAAATGCACATGGAATAGTAAATAATACAATATTACCATTTATACAAGATGCACAAGTAAGTGGTAGAGGTTATAGCAATGATGGAATATCAAAAGTAAATCCTGGAGCCGAGCCAGAACAAATTTCATTCGAAGAAAAAGACATATTACCTATTCAGCCTTACCAAGGAGATATTATTAGAGCATCAAGATATGGCTCTGTTTTAAGATTTACAGCAACACATGTAAAATTAGATAAGTATAAAGAAGAGCCATTTTGGAAAGGAGATACTATGGGAGATCCATGTATCTTTTTAACAACAGAAGTAAAAGGATTAACAGATGGCTATAGTTCTGATCCAGAAGCTGGTGCATATGACCCATATTATAAAATAGAAGAACCAGATGATGATAAAAGTTTTATCTATTTAACTACTAAACAAAAAATAGAAAGATTTGAATTAGCTCAAGAAGGAATAGGTAAAGATCCAGAACCTGATAAATTAAAAGATTATGATAAAGCACAAGTTATCATAGGTTCGGAAAGATTAATATTTAATGCAAAAATGGATGAACTAATTTTAGTATCTGCTAAAGATATTAAATTTGCAACACCTGGCTGGCAAATTGATAGTAATAAATATTGGACAGAAATTATTGAACCATGGTTGCAAATTTGTGTTGATTTAGCTGAAGGGAAAGAAAGATATGCAACACCGGCTGGTGCAACCGGTAAATCTAGTGCACTAGAGCCATTGAAAAAAATATTAGAACTTTTACAAGAAATGAAACAATAATAGGAGAAAAATTATGCCATTAAATAAAGGAGCGCTTAAAGCAGCTATTAAGGCTGGATTGCAAAAACAAGGAAATAAATCTGGTGATGGAGTAAGAAATCAAGGACAACATATAGAAGAACTTGCTGCAGATTTATCAAATGCAATTGACGCCTTTGTACGTTCAGGAGATGTTATAACAACAGTTAATACAACCACTGCAGATATTGATGCAGGAGGAGAACCAGGAATAGGAACAGGACAAGGTGGAGGTAAAGGTAAAGTTACATAACCAAATATCAATGTAATCGATATTTATTAAAAAGAGGAATCTATATGGAATCTAAATCATTTGTTAAGTTATTACGTAAAGTAATTCGTGAAGAAGTAAAGGCTGCAGTTAGCCAAGCTTTGAACGAACGAAAAACAAATCATAAACAAGTTATAAATCATGGATTAGATATGCAAAGAATATCTGAACAGCCTAATCCTAGGAGGAAAAAACGACAATATACTAAAAATACAATGTTGAATGATTTATTAAATGAAACAAGTGGACTGCCGGCAGACGGTCCATTAGTAAACCAAATGGGAGGAATGGATAATTATCCTTCAATGGATAGTTTTAAATCTGATATGGCAGAATCATTTGGCATATCTAGACAACCACAAGCATTGGCAACAACAGATGTTAATGGAGCTCCTGTTAATATGCAAAATGAAGCTGTTGCCAAAACTGTTAATTTAATGACGAAAGATTATAGTGGATTAATGAAGGCAATAGATAAAAAAAATAAAGCAAAAGGAAAAAGATAATTAAATGGCACTAAGTAAAAGACCAGTATATCAATATCAACCTATAAATGAAAATCCAGATGTAGCGATCGGAATTCCGTTGCCATTTAATAAGGCATCACGAGCTCGTACAGATTATTTTAGATCTGCAACATTCGGAGATGGGAACAATTATGCATCTGGTTCATCAGCCGGCGGACAGGTATTTGGTCAGACATTTTCGACAGAAGAACAAGCCATTTCGAATTTAAAAAATTTATTATTGACAATAAAAGGCGAAAGATATATGCAGCCTCGATTTGGTACAAGAATTAGAGAAATATTGTTTGATAATAACACGCAAGATGTTCGTGATTTATTACGACAAACTTTAAATGAAGATATTAAATATTGGCTACCATATATCAATATACAAAATGTAGAATTAGTTAGTAGTGTAGATATGCATGCAATTGCAATACGTGTATTTTTTCAAGTAACAACAGTTGGGTCTGAAATGGTAATTAATATAATGGCGACAGAAAATGAATTTGTAGTAACTGATGCAGAACCGGCTGGTACGGCGTTAGTAGATGTTGGAACAGTAGGACAAGGTTCTGCATTTGACTTAGGTGCAGCAGCGGCAGGATTTGTAGGAGGAGGATATTAATAGGGAATAAATTATGGCAGATTTAGTAAAAAAGGATGTTAAATATATTAATAAAGATTTTGCACAATTTAGAAATAACTTAATCAATTTTGCAAAAAATTATTATCCTAAAACATATCAAGATTTTAATGAATCATCTCCAGGTATGATGTTTATAGAAATGGCATCATATGTAGGAGATGTATTATCATATTATACAGATCAATCATTTAGAGAATCATTATTAGGATATGCACAAGAATCAGGAAATGTATTAGCATTATCACAATTATTTGGATATAAGCCTAGACAAAATGCTCCTTCAACAGCAAAATTAGATGTATTTCAATTAGTGCCGGCATCTGGTAGTGGAGAAGCAGCTGCTCCAGATATGGATTATGCATTAACGATTGCAGGCAATATGGAACTTTCAAATGAAGATGGAGTACGATTTCATTCACTAACACCGGTTGATTTCAATCAAGAACCAGAAGTTACTGTTTATGAAATAAATGGTTCTGGCGAAGTTGCTCGTTATTTACTTAAAAAACAAGTAGAAATATCATCTGGTGATGTCGTAACTAAAACATATAATTTTAATGAACCAAAGCCTTATGATAAAATTGTATTAGAAGAAGACAATGTTATTAATATTTTAAGTATTACTGACGGAGCCGGACATGAATGGAGAGAGGTAGATTATTTAGCTCAGGATACTACATTTGAAGATATAGCAAATATACCATTTAATGATCCAGATTTGTCACAATATAGATCAACTGTTCCTTATATTTTAAAATTAAGAAAAACGGCTCGTAGATTTGTTACAAGATTAAGAGAGGATGGTCGAATTGAAATATTATTTGGTTCTGGTGTAAGTTCTGATGCAGATGAAGAAATAGTTCCTAATCCAAAAAATGTTGGTATGGGACTAGAATATTTAAAACGTACTACAACAGATACTATCGACCCATCTAATTTTTTATATACTAGTACTTATGGATTAGCGCCATCGAATACAACATTAACTGTAAAATATACAATAGGAGGTTCTATTAATGACAATGTAGGAGTTAATTCAATTTCAGAAATAGATAGTATTGTATATCTAAATGAAACCGGAATGGTTGATTTAGAAGACACAAAAGATT